ATTTTGAATTGCTTCTTCTCGGGATTCTCCATATGCTTCAGCGGCGGGGATTGTAATTTCTTTTACATCACCCTTTTCCATTCCGATGAGAGCTTTATCAAATCCTTGAATCATTTGACCACTTCCGACTTCAAAATCTAAAGTTTCATTTCTTCCATATGAACTATCAAATTCAAGTCCATTTTCTGTTAAAGTTCCACGATAATGGACTTTTACCTTGTCTCCTGTTGTTACTGCCATTTTTTTTGTTTTTAAAGGTTATTAATTATTTGTTTAAGACCATTCGGCATAGGTGTGGGTAAATCGTCCATTTGGAAATATCTACATTCTGTATGCTCAAATCCATCTCTTGCGTCTTGTAAAGATACGGGAATTCTTCTATCAATATCAACTAAAAATACATCCATTTTGTGAGAAGTTTTTTCATCAACTGAAGTTCCAACTAAAATCATTGGTTCATTGATATATGCGTTTGTTTCTTCAAGGAATTCCCTGATTGCGGCACTTTGACTTGATTCGTTCTTTTCTATTCCACCACCAGGTATAGACCAATGTCCTGCGAAGGTTTTACAGTCGTCACTTCTTTTACAAAGTAGGACTTCATTTCCATTTTTTACGAGTATTCCGGCTGATCTTCTCATTGTTTAGATGATTGATGTAGAGATAAGTTTAACATGAAATACCGATTAAATCAAGACTTATACATTTTTGAACACAAAAGACATATATTTATCAATATGATTACAAAAGTAAAATTGAAGGATGATGTCTTAACGGCTAAGGTTTGTGCAACTCAACCACAAATAGAAGAAGGTATGATGAACAAAACTTTTGAGGATTTTGAATCAATGGTTTTTTTAATGAACACCCTTTCTCATTCCTTTTGGATGAAAGATTGTGTAATACCTTTGGATATTATCTTTATTAATAAAAACAAGGTAAATAAAATACACTACGATTGTCCTCCCTGTTATTTAGACGATTGTGAAAAATACAAAGGGATTGGAAATATAGTTTTAGAAGTACCTGGTGGATACTGTGAGGATCACAAAATAAAAGAAGGTGATCCCTTTGAAATAATTCAAGATTAATCCTCTGAAGGTTGTTCTGAATTCTGAACTCTTTCTTTAAGTTTGTTGAAGAACTGTTCTTGGAAGAATTTAACTCCTTGAACAAATTTAGATTCAGTTCCTGGTTCTCTTCTATATGATTCTTGTGGTGGTCTTTTGGATCTTCTCAAATAGTTCAATCCTGAAAGATTTGTGATACACTTGTGACCACCAGAGTTTTCAACAACAAGATCATAGAAAGGAATTGCAAATGAATCCAAAATCATAAGTTCTTCATCTGTTAATTCCTTGAATTTCTTGTCCATAATTCCATCAAGACGAGAAATATATTCTTCATTTCCTGTTTGAACTTTGTCCATATAAAAAGCTTTCAAGTCTGAAGAAGTGAATCCAACACTTTCGGGTCCGGCTGAAGTTTCTGAAATCCATTTGAGTGTGGAAAGAGGAACCATCTCTTTTTTCATCCAGTCCATGTTCTCTGCTAAAATCTCGTCTTTTATTTCACCAAGGTCAATCCCTTTCAATGCTCGGTCTTCTTTAAATGGGTTACAACTTGCTTGAACCAATCCCATCGGCCAAGCAATAATCAAAAAGTTCGCATCAGGATAATTTTCAAAGGGAGTGTATCTGTCATAAGAACCTGGTTTGAAGAGTGATCCACCTCCATATTGTTTGATGATTCCATCTTCAAATACAACATTTGGTGAGTCTTTTTGTTGTTGAACATATGTTTCTTGGTTTCTCATCATCTCTTCGGGGGTTGCATAATTTTTGTTTTTTGCAATCTTTTTAATATTTTGGTAAATATTCAAAAGAGATGGTGAAGATTTCATAACCAATTCTTCCATGAAGCCAGGTTTGTTTTTGTAGGCCAACATAAGTTTGTTGGTTAAAAGTCCTAAAGCCATTTTGTTCTTCTCTAAAGTTCCTTCTTTATCTAACTTCAAGATATAGTTCATAACATCCTTTGGTTGGATACCATAGGGCTTGAAGTTTGCTGAATCAACGGTTGAAATTAATTTAATATCTTCTGATGTGAAAATATCTTTTGGTGATACAACTTGTGAAATCGTTTCAACATTAGATCTTGCCGATCTGAATGATTTCGATTTTGTGTCTTCAGCACCTGCTTGTCTGTCATGGTGGTCTGTATGAATCGTGAACATGGGTTTTCCATGTGCAAAATCAACGAGAACTGGCATTGTGTCACCTTGAGCATCCAATTTCTTAACAGCAAATTCTCTATCACCGTATTGAATGATTTCGGTATCAACAACATCGATTCCGTTTGCTCGGAGATAGTCTCTCATAGCCAATGCTGTTGTAACTCCATCCAAGTCTTGGTGGAAATATATCTTAGCCTTTGGATATCTTTTTGCCAATGCTTTAATATCTCTTAAACCCCCCTCGTTGATTAACTTTTTCATTTGCACAATCCTGATTTACAGAAAAATTTATTTATATTGTCGTTTCTCCTTTCTGAGTTTCCCCAATTCCCACTTTTGATCGCATTCATCGCACCTTTATAATCTCCCTTTTCCAATTTGGTTGCAACTTCGGATCTTCTAAAACCTGAACATCCATTAACATAAATCATATCCATCAAAGACAATACAATATTTTTATCTAAGGTTTTGATGTTGTTGTCTTTTTTCCATCTTCCAACACAAGTTTTACATTCGTCATTCAAATGATTTTTTAAAAGATCAGTTGCAACTTTTTCGGTTATGGTTTTTCCTTCAACAGCATATTTTGGATCTGTCGTTCCATATCCTATAGTCAGAGTTCCTTTTTTTGACTTGTCTTGACTAACGGGTTTCGGTGGATATGTTCCATCGTAATAAGCAAATGAGACAAATTCTTCATATTTTTTTATATGACTTACTAAAGATTCTGGAAGGGGTGTTGAATACGAAGTAGGTGATGGTGATGAGGTTGTGGTAGGTTTTTCGTCCGAATCACCATACCCCAAATAATCACTTATTTTATCAAAGTAATGTGTTAACCATTGTTGTTCTTGAATCCCATACAGATCCTTGATTCTTTCCTTTTCGGATTCAGTTATACGAAATTTCATCCGATTCCAATAAACTTCATTATTTTATCAATGATGGTTCCGTGTTCTCTTGCACATTCCTCCATAGTCAATCTATCAGATTTTGTCATCGCTTTTTGTGTTTCAGGTCCCCAAACCCCGTCAGCTGGATATACCTTTCTCATAGATTGATATTTGGTAATTGCATCTTCTGTTGCTTTTCCATGCATCCCATCTACCTTTAAACCCGCTTTAACGACCTTATTCAAAAAACATTGAATTGCTTTCTTTTCTTCAAAGTCGGGAGCTTGTTCTTTAAGGTAATGTCTTTTGGTTGCTTCCAAATGTAATTTTAAAATTCTTTCCTGTTCTTCAGGATCTGATGTAATTCTTGCCATAAGATTATATTTTATTGATAAATACAATCAAAATAAAAAAACCCCTCGTTAAGAGGGGTTAATTTTGTTCTTGAAAGAGTTCGAATAGTTTATCCACTCGTTCTTGTTCCACATCAGGTCTTAGGGTGTGAAGGTCAAGGTCTTCAATTCGGTTCGGAATTTTAAGTCCGTTGAAGTCAAATACCTGTTGGGAATACCTTCCGTTAATAACTCCGTTGATTACCTTTCTTGTAATATCAATCGGATATCTTTTAAGGTTTTCATCGAATCCTGTATTGACCAACCACACATTACATCCCGACTCTTTAACCTTTTTCTTAAACAGATTAACATAATCATCCACCTTTCGTGGAAGGAAGGGTGACCCAAAACAAGTGGAGAAAACAACGGTTGGTTCGGTAATTCCAACTTCCGTTCCCGCCACTTTGGAAGTATATCCCATCTTAAAAAACCGAGCAGCATCTTCAAGATCAAGTTTTGAAATCGGAGGTAAGACACCAAATGCATCAAAAGATAAAAAGAATATGTTTTCAACTTTTTTTCCTTGACCCACTTCTTCAACCATATATTCTTCGGAGATTTGATCCAACGGATATGATGCTCGGATATTTTCGGTGATAGAAGCATCAGAGAAGTCAGGTGTTCCTTCTTCATCAACAACAATGTTTTCCATCAAGGTGGTATTAACATTCGTAAATCTTGATTCAGAATGAAGGGCTTCCCAAATGATGGGTTCGTTTTCTTGTTTGAGATTGATTAGTTTTGCATAACATCCACCTTCAAAATTGAATACCTCATCATCGAACCAACCATGTTCATCATCTCCGATAAAGAACTTATCAGGATCCGAAGAAAGGGTTGTCTTACCAGTTCCTGAAAGTCCGAAGAAAAGATTTACACCTTTTCCTTTTTTTGTGTTGGCATTTGCCGAACAATGCATCGGAAGAACACCTTCATCGATTAAAATCGTATTAAGAACTGTAAAGATACTTTTCTTGATTTCACCTGTATAACTGGTTCCTCCAATCAAAATGGACTTGTCTTCGAAATCGATGATTACAAAATTTGAGGTTTTGATCTCTTCATCGAAGGGAGCCACAAAGTCGGGAGCATGAAGGATTTTCCAACTTGTAAAATAATCTTTGGGTTGTCTGAAGTATTGAACCGAGTTGTTGGTCATGTTGTTGAAAAACAAATTCGCCCAAGCATAGGTCGTGTTCAATTCAAACAAAGAAAGGTATTTCTCGTTATGACAAAGAGCTCTTGAGGTTTTATAAGTGGTGGGTGCGTTTTTGAGATAATCTTCCATCATAGATTTCAAGTATTTGAAAGTTCTCCTTGAAATTACTTGGTTGATTTCTCTTGTTGTATCCACAACTCTATTTACATATTCACCTTCACAGAAATATCTATCTTTGGGGGATCGTCCTGTAAATTTACCAGTCGGAAAATGTAAAATTCCGTCTTTGGTTTGTTCCACACCTTCGGATAGAGCGTATTGATAAAGGTCTTCCGAAAAACAATTATATCGTTTAATCATATGTCTAAAAATCTTCCTGTTTTTATTTCTTCACAAAAGAGAGTTCGATTTGAGTCCCGTTCGATTTGGTATTCTTTGATTCTTTTTCTTGCAACTTCGCAATACTTTTCACTGATGTCACATCCGATCCATTTTCTCCCAAGTTTTTCCGCCGCCAAACATGTGGTTCCCGACCCATTGAAAGGATCAAAGATAATATCTTCCTTGTATGAAAGAATCTTAATTGCCTTCCACGGAATATCCAAAGAGAAAGTGGCCTTGGTTAGAGATCGGGTGTCAGCAAAATAGTTCCATTGACCATAGACAAGTTCGATGAAGTCCCTCTTGTCTTTTTCATCATAGACCTTTTTTTCTCTTGGGGTTCCCGTCTTGGGATCTTCCACCATCTGATTTTGAAAGTCCCATTGTGGTGTTCCCTTTACAACCTTTTTGTGTTTGGATTTATATGCAAGAATAACACACTCTTTGGGATTATAGATATAAGGTGAAGAAGGACTCATCCACGATCCCCATGCGGTTGTCTTTGAACGGTGGGGTGAAGATTCTTCCAAATCCACAACACCGAAGAAACCAAATCCGATTTCTTTCATAATTTGCCACATCTCAGAGACAAAGAAGATCCTTCCACCTTTGCTCTGTCGGTTAATTTCGTAAGGGATGTTAAGAGCGATTCTTCCGTCTTCTTTCAAAACACGAAAAGCCTCAACCAACCATTCCCTTGAAAAGTCTTTATATTCTTCAAATTGTTTGTCGTCATCCCAACTATCATAGTCAATCCCTACACCATATGGGCAACTTGTAACGATTAAGTCAATTGAGTTTTCATACATTTTATC